TTGTATTCATCAGGCATAAACCATTCACTTTGACATACACCGTCAAAAGTCTTTTGATCTACATCTAATGGGATATATTTTTGCAATGGACTCATACCTTGTTCTTCCATTGCTGTATTGAACTTGTCTACATCATCACTTGCATCGCATAGAACTACGTGAACTTTGTCTGCATGACCTGAATAGATCATATCTATAAGATCGCGATTAGTAAATCGTGGTATTCCAAGATCGTCTGTTTTCATAAGCATACATGTATTTTAACTGATATTAATCAGATTGTCAAGATCATTATTGTCAGAATCACTGTTTAATTGTGTGTTTTGGATTCTTATTCTTTGCTCTTCTCTAAGCTCATCAAGAATCATAACCATTTGGCTTTGGATAGTTGGATTTTTAGTTTTCCAATACTTATGGGATAGATCTGCTATCTTTTCATTAAGTTCACTATCAGTTAGGTCTTTGTAATTATCAATTAGAGGATGCATTAACTAAAATTGCCTACATAATGGGCGTAAACTAATGTTCCTTGGTCTTCAGTCCAAAACTCTAAAATGTGTGGGTCAGTTGAACTAGTTGCTGTAATACTCACAGTTGTAGCGTTCGTTGAAGTCCAAGCAGAATTACCATCGTTTTTCATACCAGTTGCACCTATTGTTACAACTCTTGGATCTCCATCACCCGTAATTGCTAAACGCATTTTTCCTAATTTGCCACTAGCAGGCCAGTCAGTAAGCGATAATGTAATATCCGCTCCTGCTTGCACAGTTTGATAATGACCGTTGGTCCAGTTTACGTTTTGGTTAGCAGAAACGTTACCAATGTTATATACTTCTTCTACATTTGCTCTAAAATTTGCATCTTGTATATAAAACCCGCTCCAATCGCCTCCAACAACACTTCCGTTTTCTTCAATCGCTGTTGCGGCTACTCCTGCTGTTTTATCTTGCAATGCTGTTATTTCAGTTGCTGCGGTAGCAAAACTATTTTTTATAGTAGAAAAATTATCTCTAAATCCCTGACTATCATTGTCTTGTCCAGCTACTGGATATAAAGCGTCTATATCTGTAGAATTTATATTACTTGCCATTTTTTATGTCTCCATATTATTTATCGTTGTTAAACATTGATTTTAAAATTCGCGAACGCTATATACTGTTCAGCTGAATTACCCGTTGTACTATCTATTACCACTCGATCAATATCAAAATCAAATTGATTAAATTTAATTCCTCTATTTTTTAGAGCTGTTGCTATAACAGAACTTGTTCCTGGCTTACAGTAGCATAATGGAACTGCTTTTGTGTAACCAAGTATACTTATGCTTCCAGGCTGCGATGTACGCATCCAAAGCGGAAGGAAGTTTACTTCTGTTTCTCCTATTTGTTTTAATGCTTTTCTCGCATTGTTTATACTGCTGATATATCTAGTTTGATCATTAGACCCGTCAATAGTTAAAGCATCGCTGTCTACTTTTAGAGTATTTTCAGGAACTGGTCTAAATCTAAACGGTTCAAAGTTACCAACTGTAATATTTGATTCAAGATCTACACCATCTCTTATGCCAATACTTATTAAACCGGCTGTTTCTACAGTTACATCTACAGTTCTTGTGCCTACTTTTAATGTAGGAACGAGGCGAAACTTTACGTCTCCAAATCTTCGTGTACCTATTACAAAATTACTAGGTTCTAAAAATTCAGGGCTTCCTTCTGGTTGCTCATATTTTACACTATTAACTAAATTTTCTTGTTTATTTTTAATTTTAAACTTAGTTCTTACATCACCGTTTTCAGAATCAGCTGGATCAATAACCTCTACATAAACCACTTCATAAATTATATCTTGTGTGCCCGGAGTTTTTGCTATTGCTGTTTTTATTTCACCTAATTTGTATTGTTTTCTTTTTATATTTTTTGCGAAACTGCTTACATAATAATCAGCAGTCTTAGTTTCTATACCAGAATACAAAAGCATTTGCATATTTTTTTGTAGACCAAAGTTTTTATCATTTGGACGATAGATGTAATCGCTATCAAATAAACTAGTATCACTTATAATATCTTCAAATGCAGTTCTTTGATCTTGTTTTAACATAGGACGCATAAACAAGTTACTATATAATTTATCATCTGGGTCTGTTACTGTTAGATTAAATGTTCTTGTAATTGCACTATAACCAAACTGGTCTCTAACTTTAACAGTAAAACTAAATTCTCTATCTATGCTTGTAGTGTTATTATCTAATTTAAAATTTTGACTATCAAAAACTGTTAGTCCAGGATTTTCACTTGTGCCAAAACTATTAATTTTTCCTATTATTTCACCATCATAGGATAAAGTTAATCCTGGCGGCAGACTACCACTTTCTAGTGTGTATAGTAATCTTGCATTTGGAACAGTCGTTGTTGCACTAACAAAAAGAGTGCTTATGTAATTTGAATTAATTGTTCCTAAATTACTATCAGTATTCCAGTTGATTGTACTGTCAATTTCTCCAAGTAGTTTGACTGTAAAGGTTTTTGATTTACGAGATTCTTCAGGATTGCTAGTTTCAATTGTTCCGAGGTTAATACTAGTTCCTTGATCTATTTTTTCAATTAATGCTTTATCTAAAGTAATTGTATCGTAATCAAGGTTAGATTCTGCATCAATTGCTGTTACAGAATAAGTGTTCTGATTAATAGTAAATTGTTGTCCAACTGCATATTTAGAATACGTATTGAGTTTATTAATCCTTAAAGTTGTGTCTCCAACACTTGCTTCATAAAATGCAAAAGTTACAAGAGCTACTGTATCTGTATCTACAGCATATCTAATAGCTTCAACTGTAAATTTATATTCTCTTGTAACCGCCGGTTGGTAGGGAATGTTTCCTGCTAGTTCTCCAGTTGATTGATCTAGTGCCAATCCTGGAGGCAAAATACTTTCGGAATTATCATCATTTTTTGATTTTAATTCGTAATAAATTATACCGTCAATAGTGTTTGGATCAAGAACATCTAAGTATAGTGTTGTGTAATTATTAGCTCTTCTGTATCCTAAGTCTGCTGGTGTTAACCATATTGGCACTCTTACATTAGTATTATCTGCTGTGAAGATTCCGTTAGCAACTTGCATTAAAGTATTATCAGCTTTAAGGAAATCATCACCAACTAGATATATTTTAAATGTTCTACGAGTAGTATTATCTCCATCAGATACTGTTACTGTAAATTCATAATACCTATTTAATTTTCGTGGTGACTTTGTTGGAACAGATAAATCATAAATTCCTGTATCATAATAAAAACTATCAAAACCATTAGATGATCTAGCCGCAAAGTCGTAAGGGAAATTACTGTAATTCGATTCATCGTAAAATCCTGATTTGGCTGCTTTTTCTAACGCAAGGATAGGTTCAACTATACCTACCAATCTTCCATCAGATGTTAGTTGTATTCCGGGAGGTAATACTCCGTCTCCTTCAGCAATATAATATTCTAATACTTCTCCTGCTAAAACATCTGGATCATCTGCTTGTAGTTGGAAATCTAATGGAGCACTGTCAATAATAAAATACGTATTGTTAGGCCCAACAGGAAGATCACCTTCTTCTGTAATCCAAACTGGTTCGTCTGGACCTTCTACTAAAATTTTAAATGTTCTATCTGATATAGCCCCGTTTAGTGTAGCTCTTAAAACAAATGTGCTAAGAGTATTAATAGCAACCTCTAAAGGAGTTCCAACAATCTCGCCATTTATAAGTCGCATGCCCTTGGGAAGATTACCACTTATTAAAGCAACTGTAAGTCCACTAGAATCTAACGGTAAATATTCGCCGCTAATAGGCAACGAAACGGTTGTTGTATTAGTTTCTTGTAGAGTTGCTAATAACTTTCCTGATTGTTCAGTCCAGATTTGTGCCATTAATATACTCCTTTAGTATATTTATCGCATTATACAAAAGCACCAAAGTCGGATGTAATATCTTCTGGAGTTAAAAAACTACCATAATCTACGTCAGTTGTTAAATTTAACCACTCGACTAGATTGGTTGCACTTCTTTGCACTTCGCCAAAATCAAACCCATCTAGTAATCCGTTAAGATCTCTAACATCTATTCCGTATACTAGTCCTGTTAACGGACCAACAAAACCATCAGATGTAATTGTAGCTGCGTTAGAAATATTGTTTTGATTAGCATCTAAATTACCACCTAAAGTTGGATTTAAGTCTAATTGAACTAAATTAGTAGGATCAATATCTACAAAGAGTTGTGTTCCTGATACCCTAGTATCAATATTAGTGCCGCCATATAAATTGTAAGATGCATTAGATTTATTAAGGACAATACTTCCGCTATCACTTACTACTATCAATTGATTTATTGCATCTGATGTAAGCGTTACTTCTGTAGCAGAATTACTAATAGATATTCCTGATGTAACTATGCTTTTAAATTGTAATTCATTACCTATCTTTTCTGAAAATATTCCTGTACCGCCACCTATATTAGCTGCATCACTTCCGTCAGCAATAGTTACTCTGTTATCAAGTTCTGAAAAGTTATTGTTTACTTTTGCAAATGCTTCACGAAGATCATCACCTGTCCCGTCATTTGCAATGCTACCAATGTTTATGCTTTGTATTGCCATTTATGTCTCCGTTATAAATTTGCTATTACCCAGGCTTTAAATGCAGCATAATCACCTGCACCATCTTGTAGTGCTGTTTTTAAATCTGCTATTTTTACATAACCAGGTATCTCACCATTTACACCATCTACTAATAGTGTTGAATCATCTGCAAACACACTGCCAATTACATCGCCTGTAACATTACCTGTAACGCCTTCAGCAGCTACAATATTTCTGTTTGCATTGATTACTTGTCCGGCGCCTGCAGAAAGATCTAAATTTGCTGATGCAACAATTTGTATAGGACCCGGACCAGTAGAGCCACCATTTGAAATAGTTAAGTAACTGTCACTTGCTGCCATCCAGTTTATACTAGATATTGTTCCTGTAATAGTTCC